ATTTCTTCGTAATATCCAGACACTTCGCGAAGTCCCCGGCAATCGAAATCCCAGCGGATGCAGTCTCCTTCAATATGATCTCGTCGATAACCGGCTTCCCAGTATTCGTCATCTGGGTCGGAGTCCAGCCATAAAATGTGGAAAGGATCCATGCAATATGATCTCGCGATGTGGGGTTAAGTTCTTTCAGTCGGACTGACTCGCAGCCCTGAAAGTATCCTTGTGTTTTGTTATTTCTTTTAGGATTGAACGTCGAGCCTTCGACGAAAGGGTGCCTTTGGCGTAGTACTTCTTTAGTTTCTTCCAGCTCTTTTTGGAGAGCCGATGCAAGCTGCCATGCAGCGCGTTCATCAAAACACCATCCATGTAACTCCTGTTTGGTCATTAATTGAGCGACTTGGTGCTCTAGTTGCACCCAGTCAGGTAAGGGTGGAAGTGTTTGCATAATTTGACTGTTACGTTTACATCCTGCTCGCAATACTGTTCCATCTCAGGACTCCACTCTTTCCAGTCAGTTGTTTTTCCAAAGTTCCCTTTGTATTCACCGAGTCTGTATCCGTAGGACTCCAATGAGTGGCGTCCATACAGTTGTAGAGGCATGTGTTTCCATGCATGCTTCTTATCAACACCCAACATGTTTGGGTGGTAGAGCCTGCTGAGCAGCAGCGTGTCTATGACTTCGCCTTGTGGATCGAAGAACTTATAGACCTTTTGTAGTGCAGGTATATCGAAGGAAATAATGTTGTGACCAGCTATGCGGTCAGCTTCTTCCAAGCGCGTGACGCCTCTGACAATCGGATCTCGATTACCCTGATCGCTATACACAAGGGTCTCGTTAGTTTCGCTGTCATAGATTGCCAAGCAATGAACGAGGGTAAGATCATTTAGGAGTCCGTTTGTCTCCAGGTCGAATACCAGCATTTTTCCAGTTATATGTTTTGTCTACAAATGCGGCTTTCTTTACTGCTTCATCTGTAGGTGGATGTGGACGGCGGAGATCTAAATCAGTATTAGAAATCGGTAGCCGGGTTGAAATCGGGTTCAGCTTCATGTTCAGTAAACTTACATTTATCAAGGTCGTATGTCAGTTGTCCAGCAACGCCTGTTTCGCCAGAGTATCTATTCTTGAGGACTCTAATAGTTGTAGCAGAGTGTTCAGATCCACTCTGTTGATCCCTTTCGAGTGCGATAACTCCGTCAGAAAGTTGAGCAATGCTCGCACTTCCTCTAAGTTGTCCAATCGTAACTCGTGCACCTTCTTCATGGTTATGATCTGTTTGTGTTCGACGTAAGTGAGACACAAGGAATAGCGATATACCAGTACGTTCAACCAATGACCGTAACTTAGTCATTGTCTGGTCAATCATTCGCCGCTCTTCACCTTCAAGACCGCTAAGAAGAATAGAGAGATGATCCAGAAAAACAATACGGCAATCGAGTCCGCTTGCCAAATACTCAATGCGATTATAGATAACATCAGGATCGTAACTACCAAACCCATCGTACAAATAAAGATCCCAAGTAGCCATTGTCCGGCCATATGCATCTTGAAGCGATGCTTTGTCATGTTCTCCTATGTGCAATGGTTTGCCGACCGCTGAACTCATCAAGCCGAGTGCTGTTCGTCGATTACTTTCTTCAAGCGCCAGGTAACCAACCCGTTCGCCGCTTTGTAAGAAGTGAGTGCAAAGTTCTCTACAGAAGCTGGACTTTCCTGCGCCAGTCGCTGCAGTAATAGTGACAAGCTCACCGTATCTAACACCGTGAGTGAGTTTTTGGAGGCCTGCAAAAGGGTATTCATGGTCGCAAGGTTTTGAAGGTTGTGAAACTAAATCGAGTAGGGTTTTGCCATCGACAATCCCGTCTGGTCGATACAACACATGGTCGTAGTTACAGACGGCTCGGATAGCCTCTGAATCCCCTGCTTGTAATGCCTCTGAGGCGTCTTTGTAGTCCTCTGTATGGCCGATGTAAACCTTGCCAGGTGGTAACACTCCGGCGCAGTCTGCAGCAGCCTTACGGCCTGCCTCATCGTTATCAAAGAACAGTACGATCTTGTCGTAATGGTTCAGCCATTCGTAGTTATTTTGGATCGCTTTCCTGGCTGATTGTGCACCGTTGGGTATGGAAACCACATCCCAGTTCGGTTGAGCTTCCCATACAGAGAGACAATCCATCTCTCCCTCGGTGATAACGATCTTCTTTTGTTTGTTGGTGGTTTTGTGTCTGAATAGCTGGATGCCATACAGTGAATTAACCTTCCCTTCGCATGTAAATGTTTTGTCTTTGCCTTTTATTTTCGCGCCTTGAAGCGCTCCATCACTGCTGAAATAATAGAAACGTAGTTTCTCTCCGTCTCTGTAGCACTTGAATTTTTCGCAAGTTTGCTCAGAGATTCCTCGTTTCTGCAGCCGTCCGGCTGATCCTTGGAGTTGAACATTCGTTGTCATTGATTGGGTAGATACAGTGCCATCACCATGTACATAGTGGTGACACACAAAACAGAAAGTGTGGCCATCAGAATAAAGAGATTTACCATCTGATGACCCACAATTTTCACACGGTTCATGCCGTACAAACTCACTCTCAGGTGAGCCATTCGATTGGAATAGTTGCATATGAGCAATATTTAATTCCGTGCTTTTCACACCAAGCGGCGTAGGTGGTTTTAGATTTCTTAGATATTGTGTTGTAGGGAGCTTGGAAGACCATACGCAAATCAACTAGAGGGTTTTGTTTGATAACCTCTAGTATTTTTTTGCGGTCTTTTGCATCCCAATAGCCTTTTGTCTCTAGCCAAATACCGTTAGGCAAGGCAAAGTCAGGCGTATATGTATGCTGAATTACATAAGGTATCTTTGTGCTTTCGTATTCATACGAGACACCAAGATTGGAGAGCAGGTCAGCTACCCGCTCTTCCAGCTTGGATCTGAATGCCATTAGCACTCATCTTCAATCAAGCCCTCAACGATTTGTTCAACCACGTCAGTAACGGCGCGGCTCATCTCGTAACGAAAGTCAGATTTGTCTTTCTTGTGGCGTGTGACTGTGATTGTCGGCAGCTGAATAGTCAGCCGACACTCCCAAAGTCCAAGCTCTGGGTCCTTACTAATTTCTACATCAGAAGTCATCATCTGCTCCTGCTTCAGGGGTGGGGGTGATGCTGGGGTCACCTGCTTTAAATCCTTGTGTTTTTCCAAAAAGTTCTGCCACATCGCTATCGCTCAGGTCACCAGTGTCAACACCAGCAGAGCTGCTAAGCGTGACAACTTGAATACCTTGCAGCTTCAGTGACGTGCCATAGGTGACACCATCCTTGAGGATGTAAGGCTTTTGGTAGAAAGCCAGCTTGACTTTCGATCCAGAGTAAAGAGGCGTGCCGTTATCAACGACAGGTGAACCCTCAGTATCTACAACAGGTGGTTTAGTTTCCTCATTCCAGGAGAACTTGACTTTGTATTTACCCTCAGACACCTCTTCCCAAGGCTCAGGCCGCAGGACAGAACGCTTAGGGTTCTTCAGTTTAGATTCAGCCCACTTAAGGGTTTCAACTCGATCATCCTCAAGCTTGTCTACCATGTCCGTGTCAACAACAGCAGACAAGGAATAGCCATATTGGGATGGTTTCAGTACAGCTTGAAATCCTTCAAGGACAACAGGCTCTTTAGTTACGAAGGTGGTTCGTGCCATTAACAAAAAAAGTAAGTTGATTCAATCACCCTTTCGGGTTCAAGGTCGCCAATAATTGGCGGTTCAGATTGTGCACCGATCTGTTCAGCCCACTCTTTCAAGTAGTCCCGATCGGCGAAGATCCGCATATATGTTTCCCGTACAAGACTCGATAATTGACCCATGTCTGTACTGCGAGCGAGAACCGAGTCGTGTATGAGGGCCAACGGTGCTCGGAAGCGAATAGCGGTTTCGTGTAACAGTGCGGCATCGACGGAATGAATAAGATTAGGTGCAGTTGCGTTCTTATGGTGAGCTAGATCTACTTTGTCTGAATCTTCAGTTGCTACATTAATTTTGCAGCGACCAAGTAACTGTAGTTTAATCTCTTGAACGACTTTCTTCATAAGACGTTGGGTAACAACAAAGCCAGATGGAGATGTCCATGTCAGCTCTGTTGCACCGTTCTTTATTGCCTCTCCTACTTCTTTTTCAATCCATTTCATGACCCTCATAGGGCCAGGAACGATGACATCCATGGCTTCACGTACCGCTTTGACTGTTGCAGTTAAGTCATCCTTCTCAATCTCTACACCTTTTTCTTTAAGTGCATCACGTATGTAGGTGCGATTGGAGAAAGGTTTTGCATTGTAAGGAACAGTCATCACTGTCCTTTTGGTCGTTTTTCTGTCCATGTATGGACGGATACTTACCGGACAATGTGGTTCCGCTTCAATTGCAATGACTTTGTAAGCGTCTTGAGGTTCACTCCCAGGTAATACATTGACCAGTCGAGCCGTAGAGGCATCTCTTGCAAGACCTGCCAGTATTTGTAAACCGCTGCAGGTTGCATCCACAGCGACAGGTAAATTGGTGTAATGCCTGCTGCAATCAATGCAGGTAGAATAATACTCTTCACAAGCAGCTAGAAAGGTCCATGGTTCGTCAGCATCAGCCCAATCAGATAGGTTTCTGATCGGATCTGTAGAGACTCTAGTAATTAAGACCATATGTAGTGGCTACTTGGAAAGCTAACCATCCTTCTGCCTCTGGTGTCATAAATGCTTGCTCATAAAAGCTAAGCAAACTCTTACCAAAGTCAGTATCTTGAGGTGTCAGGAATGCAGGGATCGGATAACACCGACCCCTATAATCAAACGAAAATGGAATAAAGAACTTGTCTTTATCCTTGAATATCTTTACCGCATTCATCGTCATCCGTGTACGACACGAACGTTGATATGCTTGTGCATTGATATTCATTACCTCCGCCGCTCTACGGCGGTAGTCCTTACGTGATTCCTTATTGGTATCAATATCGTATGGCTTAGGTGGTAGAGGTAATTCACAAATAGGGACAAACTTACCTACTTCAATTCCTTTCTCCATCAAGGTCTCTGCGACCATGACTGTGCACGGGT